GGACCACGATGTTGTTATAACGGCAAACACAGCAGGTCACAGTGTAGGTTTAGCAGCAGGTAGAATACTGTCTTGTAATTATCTTGAGATAGGAGAGGGTGCTAAATTTATTGGTCCGGCTACTCATCCGGGTGCTGAAATAAGGTCTATCAAAAGACCTTCTATATTTGGCACTTGGAACTTTTCACAGGTAGCAGATGGTATTTACTCTTCTAACGACTCTAGGCCGTTTATGGGTGTACCACAAGGAGGTACAGGACTAATAACGCATACCAAAGATTTACTACTGTTTGGTAATGACCAAAACGCTCTTGCATCTGACGCTAATTTAAGTTTTTCAAATAGCACTCTTCACGCAGACCAAGGTGTAAAAATAACTGAATTAGCAGACCCTCCTGACCATGTAGCAGGTACAGGTATTCTATGGGTGCATAATGATGCCCCAAGCAACTTATACTTTACAGATGATGCAGGTAATGATATAGCATTAACTAATGCTGGCTCTGCCGTTGGTGGCGGTGGTGGTATAACAGCACTTACAGGAAACGTAACCGCTAGTGGTTCCGGCTCTGTGGCTGCTACTATTGCTGACGAGGCTGTAACATACGCAAAAATGCAACATGTATCAGCAACAAGCAGGGTTCTAGGTAGAATTACTTCGGGTGCTGGAGATGTCGAAGAACTTACAGCCGCTAACTTAAGAACCATACTTACAGTCGCAGACGGCTCATTGAGTGAAAACAATTTTACAAATGCAGACCATACAAAACTAAATGGAATAGAAGCAAGTGCAGATGTTACCGATGCAACCAATGTTAAATCAGCATTAGATGGTATGACAATTACTAGCGTAACTCCCGCTCTTGATGACGAAATGCTTATTCAAGATACAGACGATAGCGACAACCTAAAAACTGCTACATTTTCTGATGTGGCTACTACCATACTTGGTGGTGCGCCCGGTACAGGAACTATGGTAACTGAATTTATTGGAGTACCTAGTGGAACTCCTAGCATTTCTAGCGGCTCATGGACAGATGTAAGTTTGGATGGCTCTACATTAATAGGTTCTACATCAGATGTTCCTAATTATGCAGGTGGAGGAAATAAAAAAGGCTACACTATACCAGCAGACGGTCTTTACTTTATTCATGGCGCGGTAGGTTTTTCTTCATGGGCTGGTAACGATAATACTTATTACATCGCTAGAATTACACAAAACAGTAGTGGTGGAACTGCATCTTTAGGGGCTACGTTTAGCCTTACTGGTAACAGTGATGGTGGAGACATAAATCCAGTACAATATTTTGCATCCTTTTCACAAAATGACCAAGTAGGTTTAGCAGTTTATCAAAACATTGGTTCTACTAAAACAGTTTATTTCGCGCAATTAGCAATATACAGGGTGTTTGGACAATGAGTAAAACATTACAACAAGTTTTGGCAGAACAATACCCTACTCTCGACCAGTTTTTTTACGGTGTGGTCGGTTGGGATGCCACAAATAATCAATCTGTTTTTATACGCAGGGCATGGCCTTCTGACCTTGGTACTGCGCCAACAGATGAACAATTACAGGAGTGGATGAATGAATGAGCAAAAGAAAGGGAAAAATAGTGTATTTACCGCCGGAAAAGTCTTTTACCAATGTGAACATTGAAGAGACACCACATGGCTACAAGATTTACAGGCCGGGAGCAGATAGGCATTTTACAGTGATTCCGTTGTCGGCAGTTAAACAAGTAGTATATGATAGAGAGTGAAAAAAATGAGCGATTTAGAAATTTGGATTCCAGTAATAATGTTAGTAGTCGGTGCAGGTGCATGGGGCTTAAATAAATACAAGAGCGTCATGGCTGATGGCAAAATTAGTCTTGAAGAAGTCCTTGACACCGTAAGCGAAGCAACCGACAAAGTTGAAGAAATCGCTGATGCGGTGGAGGATGCTAAGGATGGACAATAATCCTCGTTATCTTTTAGAATGGCTAGACCTTTACTTTCCAGTGGAGGAATAATCAATGGCTTATTATTGCTCTGTTGCTGATGTAGGTACTCGTCTAGGTCTAAATAGTGACCAGCGTACACGCGCTAACACACGCATTACAAATTCAATTCGCAGGGCTACAATTGATATTGACCAATGCTATCGTGATTACGGCAGAGATGTGCCGTCACGCGAGATAGCAAGTACCACACTAAACGGTGCTATTTCTGCTGGTGCTACTACGATTACTTTGACTAGCGGTACAGGATTTAGTAGTGCTGGTAATGGTAACGTAGATGGTGATTCCTTCAAGTGGTCTGGTAAATCTACTAACGACCTTACAGGTGTTACAGGTATATCCTTTGACCATGCTTCCGGTGTTACCGTAGAGGAAGGAGAACAAGCGCACGTATTACGTGAAATTTGTGCTGACTTAGCAGCAGCGTATTATTATGAAGATGAATCTACATTTCAAACAACGGGTCCACAAGGTAGTATGAGAGGAACTGTATTACGCGAGAGAGGAACTAATAATTTAGTACGTCTTGCTCACCTCGGTTCAGTAGATTGAGGTGATTAAATGGCATACAGCACTACTACAAGAGGAAGAGGAAACCCGCGAACACGTTTAGCGGGAACAACACATCATAATCTTTTAAGTTTTACAACTTATGTAGATAAAGGCTCAAAAAAAATTATGGATAAATTTGGAGTCCTTTGTAGAGAAACTGTAAAACAGGCTATAATGGATGGTTACAACGACGCCTTTATAGAAGCAAAAAAAGAAGTTGGTATGCAATTAGAAGATGTTGATGTTTTTGGTATGCCAGCACCAACGGGAGTTACACAAAAATTTGTAGATAGGGCTGATTTTAGTAAATATCAAGGAAAACAATTAACAAAACATAATAGAAATAGAGCGTCTAGCGCACAGCAAAGAATATGGGACTCTTTAGGTTATACCTTCTTACAAGATGGTAGAGGCTCTTATGTAAGAGCACTTGCCGGGTCAAGTGATTGGAATGATGGACATACTCAATATAGTGGTATTACTGCTGTTTCTGCACCAGACGCTAACCCCAAAACTACTGAAAACAGAAAACCAAGTGGGGGATTTAATTTAGCAAAGGCTTACGAAATGGGAGTACCGCAATTTAAATATAATTTTAGAAGCAGTAGGCAAGGTTTTAGAGGTGTAACACCATCGCCTACCTTTTCATTCGATGCAAAGGTCGGAGAAGTATTATTAGTCAAAGATGCTAGGCATCCGGGTTTTGACCCGCCCGGAAACAACAGAAAAGGAATAGTAGAAAGATTTCATGATGCGTTTAAGAAACACTTAGATGAAAAAACACTAAAACATTTGAGGATTGCCGAGTTTAATAATTTGAATAAAAGTAGTGGAAGGGTGAGTTAATGGCTATCGCAACCAAGACACAATACTGGACAAGTCGTATGAACGGCACGAATCCAGCAGCCTTAACTGGTACGTTTAACGATTCTTGGTCTGTAACTGGTAATGGTGGCGCAGCCAGTGGTGAATACTGGAGAATCAACAACAATGGTTATTGGTCACAAACTCCTACAACGAGCGATTACACAATTATAACAGCACTTAAATTTCCAGACACAGGAGCGTTGCCTAGTAATGGTGCTGTTCTTATGCGCTTAGACAATGGTGATTACAGAGTAGAAGTAAGAGCAAAGGGTAACTCGTCTACCCTAGACCTTGTTGGTGCTAGTACGGCTACTACACCAGACCTTGATTTAGCACTACAAGACGAAGAGGCAGTAGCAATTATACTACGCCTTACACTAGATGCTAGTGGCAACGCTAGATTGTATATGCGAGAAATCATAGAGGATGATGACGGTGCTACGCACTATCTATCTGTAACCGCTGCTAGTGGCTCCGGTAAAGATGTACGATGGGGTAATTCTTCCGGTACAGTAGATTGGGGTTCAGTTTATTACACAAGTGCTGGCTCTTTCGGACCAGATGAATTACTACCTTCTGATTTTGCTCAAGATGCTTTGGCTCGCATGGGCCTTTCTGTTGTAGAACAACTAAGAAACAGCACAAGAATGTACTTGAAGACACAAGTAGATAACTCTTCAATAGTATATGGTTATGACTTATCTTCTGAAATGCTAAATCGTTTTGCTCCACCAACAATACACGTTTTGATAGAAAGATTATCGTCACCAGAGTTTGAGGCTTTATCTGGTAGTAAGATAACACAAGATTACAATGTAATGGTTTTTGTTACTACAAAGGGAACAAATTATGAAAATGCTTATCGCATGGGTCTAAACATTATGGGCGAAGTTTTCGATGAACTATACATAAATACAGGACTGCTAGGCACTACTGATAGCCTAACTTCATACAATGCTGATTTAGATTCTAGGAAAGACTCTGATGATTTTATTTGCGTACATCGATTAGAACTTTCATATATGCGTAGAATCGATATGCGTCATCGTTAGATAGGTGCGAATGCTTAATAATCAATCGGGGAATCAACAAATACTGTCGAGGTGCTAACCTATGGTCGAATTCTTAAATCGTTATGTCTCAATAGAGAAAGAGTCCACTTATGGGACCGAGCCGAGCGGAACTCCTATTTACGGAGAAGTTGATGATGAAAGTATTCGTCACAACTATGAACTTATGACCCGTATGGACATGAGCCGACCAATCAGTGCAAAGTCCGTAACCGGAACTGAATACTCAGAAGGCGACATTAACCTCGCTATGCAGGTTGATGATTTCGTAGGAAACCTATTTTACTCCTTTTTCCCACAAGATACAACTAGCAACCCATCGGGGTCCATCTACAAGCACATTCTAACTGAGCCTTCTCTTACAAGCGCATCTGCTGGTGTTTATCCATCTTACACTGTCCGTGTTGGCCGTGAAGAAAAAGAACACACTTTTACTGGTATGATGACTAACACATTAAGCGTAAGTGCTTCGGTTGGAGAATACGCTACAATGAGTGTTGGTTTTGTAGGTAAAGCAGAATCCGCAACCGCCGCTCTTGCTACTCCTACATTCGATGGTGTCGCTCTCGATGCACTATACTTCGCTAACGGAGTAGTCAACTTCGATGATGGTAGTTCGGGCGCACCCGCAGCATCGGCATCTGTTAAATCATTTTCTTTTGATATTAACTTAAATCGTGATACAGATAACGCTTATGCTATCGGAGCCAGTACATATGGTCGCGCACCTCCGGCACAACGGCGTGAAGTGACTGGAACCCTTGAATTTAACAAGGTAATTTACACAAGTTCTCTTGACGAGCCTACTTATGACGGTTTAATTGCGGCTGATGGTCTTGAATACAATGACGGTGCTGCTCCAGTTCTTGTACTTGAATTAAAAGACGAAGCAGCAGCAGATTTCATAAAGATTCAGTTTGAAAAGATACGTTTTGAGGCTCCCGAAGCATCAGTAAGCGGTCGCGATACTAACACAATGACCGTAAATTTCGTTGCTTTGTTCGACGATGACAGAGGTTGTATGACCGTAACGGCACAAGGAACTTCACTTTCATCCACACAGTATGACGCTTGAGGTGATTAAATGAGTTTTATAGAACTAGCAGAATCTCTTGGACATGAAGTTGATGAGGCTTCCGCAGAAGTTCTAGCAAGACTTGAGAACAAAAGCGTTGCACTAAAATACATTCGCAGACTTCCTAAGAAGGCAACTAAAAAAGCAGCACCTAAGAAGGCTGCTGCTAAGAAAACACCTTCTAAGAAGGAGAGTGAAGAATAATGGCAGTCGGTGACGGCGGCATTAAGATTGTCGATAAGACAAAGATTACCGTCGCAGAGTTACAGACTACAATGGCTGGCCTTGCAGCAGCCTTACAAACATTTCTTCGTGGTAGCACATTTGCTAACAACGATATTATTTATCAAATCATGTACGAGAGAAACAAGAACAGTAACGAAGTTACTGTGTATGTGGTGTTTGAAGACCAGTAATAGGTGATTGGAAATGTCAAGAAGATATACAGAACCAGTAAGTGAAGAGAAGCCAAAGAAGGCTTCAAAGAAGAAAAGTGGAAAAGTGAAGAAAGATGCCGGTACTAAAAAAGGAAATTGAATTAAACGACGGACGCAAAATTTGGGTGCGACAAGCATCCGGTATGCAGAAATTACGAATAGAAAACATTCAAGCAAAGGTGTTTCGTAAGTTCAGGCATTTTGGCGACCCTACTGAATGGACAGATGAACAGAACGAAGATTTCGTAACTGCTCTTGATGAAGCCGGTGGAGGCGTATCTACACAAATGGCTGATTGGATTCCAGATTGTATTCTTGATGACGATGTTGATGTAGATACATTAACTAGCGCAGAATTAAGAGATTTATTATCATTTGTTCGTGGAGATGACCCGGAGGGTGCAGTCCCTTTGGGCAGTTCTTCCGAGTAGCCGCGCCTTTGTGTATGGCTTTCAAAGGCGTTTTACCTTCCGATTTGTGGGGAAGGTATGACTGCGCGGGAGGGCAGCAACTACTTGAACTTGATTTAGTAGTAGCAAATGAAATAAATGACCGCATAGGCGAAGCAACAAAAGATGCTAAGAAGGATGGTAAATCTATGGTTGCTAGACGCAACCAAAAACGCGAACTCTTAAACAACAATAAAGACCTGTTCCAAGCGTTGAGAGATGCGAATGTCCCGATTGAGGGCAGTAATGAAAGTGGGGATAGTGAATGATTGAACTTATCCCTACTTGGTTTATCTTAGTCGTTTGTGCGGCAACCATGCTTGTTAATCGTGCTGGTGCTTCCCGTGTTTTCTTCGATGTTATCGGTGTATTTTACGGTAACAGAATGCTAAAAGATGCTAGGGCGCAGTTCGCAACTCTAAATTCACTTGCTCTTGATGGGTTGTCTGGTATTGAAGACGCCGCATCTATGTTTGGAGCAAAAATGGCTGCTCTAACAGATGACGTAATACCTATTGCTAACAGAATTGCAGATGCTCGTATTGAGTTTGAAAAGTTCGTTGAGACTGCTGATGATGCAGATAAAATAGCCCGTGAGGTTGTACAGATAGGTCAAGGTTTTGGTTTTACAGCAGACCAAGCACTTATGGCTGCTGCTCGTATGGCACAGTTGTCTTCTGTTGTTGGTCCCGACGTTATACCTGCTGCTACACAAGTAGGTATGGAATTCGGTTTGATTGGTGGTATGGGAACAGAAGAGGCCATGACCAAACTAATTAACTTACAACAGCAGACAGGATTTATGCTTGGAGAAATGACACTAGAGCAATTCCGCGCTATGGATGCAGAAGT